GTAGAATTAAATAGATTTGACATTTACTTTATTTAAAAACCCTTTCTGTATTAATTTACCTGTTATATAAACTACAGGACTTAACAAAGGTCTTAGTATTAATGTGTTAACAGTAAACATATTACCTTTCATTTCTTCTTTTAATCCGTGTGTCCTAGTATTAGCAAACCATTCTAGTGTATTACGTATATATTTATTAGTTGGCATTTGTTTTACTAAAGATAAGAATATCTTATGATAACCTAATTCCCAAGCACTGTCAAGTTTTTTATATTTATTATACTTCATCCATACTCTGTTAGAATACATAGGTAATCCGTACATTTTATTCATGGCTGTACATATAATTTTTGGGTCGCTATCCGGGTTATCATCTGAACCCGGACCTGTTTCAGATTGGGCATTATCTTTACCTCCATACCCTGTATTTGATGGTGCTGTAGCATCAGCAACTCCTTGGTCACCAACTCCTGTAGCATCATCATCAGGGTCACCGGTAGGTGCTCCACCATCTCCCGGTCCCGGTCCTTTGCCATTATCATCGTCACCATATGACCTATCTGAAACACTAGGAACACCCGGATTTGTGACAGAAGGGGGAAAACCTTTAAAAGATATAATTTTACCATTTTTACCTGTTCTAAATGTAATACCCTTACCCGGTCGGCTGTATCCTATTATATTATTTCCTTTACCCATTTCATTATTAGTAAATTTACCACCTGTATAAACTCCATGCTCTGTTACAGCAGTTCCTAAACCTAGTTCTTGACCATAGTTATGAAAACCTTTACTATCTAAATCTGTAATATCATTTAATGCATTTATAGCCACATCTTGGGTTACTGAATTTAAACCTATTGCTTCTCTTCCATTATTCATAGCACCAAATACATCAGGGTTAGCCATGGCATAACCACCCATATTAGCAATAGATTCTATCTCACCAACGTAACCAGCTTGAGCCATAGCTGTTACTGCACTAATAGCTGCAACAGGTCCTGTATATCCTGTTACTGCTCCAAAAGTAGGACTACTTTTATTAACATCAACACTTATACCTCTATCACTATAAACTGAATTAGGGTCGGCATTATTTATATTTCCTATATTATGACCTTTAGACATAGTTTGATTATTAGTTAAATCAATTCCTAACTGTTGAGCTAAGCTATTTTTATCTGTCTGTGTTGTATATCCTAATGTGCCTAATCTGTCAGATTGTACACTAGTACTAATACCCTTTTCGTTAGAACCTCCTAGCATTGAACCTAAAGCTTGTCCTAATGCACCTAATACATCTTTACCAAATTGACCAAAATCCGTAACTGCTTGATTTGCATATGCTCCTAGATTATCTATACCTCTATTTTGAGATAGAGCAAAATTACCAGCACCTGCTATATCTGCTTGTTCATCTCTATCTTTTTGTGACTCAAACCCACCTGCTACAGATGTATCCATAGCTGAATCATAACCCTCGCTACCTTCACCCTCTTGTCTAACAGATGTAGTCTTTACTTCCCCTGCTTTTTCTTTTGCTTCTTCTTCTTTAACATCTTCAGCAAGAATAAATCCTGTAGGTATAGGGTATATAGGTTCACCATTAACAAACGGTATATACATTACTTCACCTGTATCAGCGTTAACATACTTCTTTGTAACAGAATCTTGTAACTGACCAAACTGAGTACCTAATAGATTAGAAAACTGTGGTGTTGCTGCTGTATTATTTGGTTGTCTATATGCAGGTCTTTGATAGTTTTGTGCTGTAGGTACATTAACGGAAGGTTGTGTTGGTTGTTTTATTTGTGGTACTGTTTGCTTTTGGCTATATACTGAAGGTCTAATAGCCTGTGTAGTAGGAGCTACATATTGTACTCCCGGAACGATATTTTTTGTTACAACTTGTGGCTGTTGTATTGTTGGTACAACTATACCACCTTCAGCCATTTGTTTAAAAGGTGTACCATCTGGCATAGTAGCTTGGTCTGAATTTCCCATCTGACCCATTTGTTCCATCTTCTGTAAGCCTGTCTTAGCTTGGTCTCTAATACCCATAATTTTTTCTAAGCCATGATAACGTACTACATCAGCAGGTAAAACAAACTCACCTTCACTAAGATTAGCAGGTATATCATCTCTTACTTCTTCTTGCGTTGAACCTACAGGTACAGGATTATTAGAAACAGGGTCTTTAGTATTACCTTGGTCTCTAAACCCACCATCATCAAATAATTCCATTTGGTCGCTTACAGATTTTTTAGCCATTGTATTTATTTACCTCATCTTTTATAAACTTTAACCTACGCAATGCTGCTATAGCACCCTGTGCTCTATATATAATTACGGAATCATTTGACTGTTCCATAATCTTATGCTGTTGTTCTACTACAACATCTAAGTATTTATTGAGGTGGTGCTGGTGGTTGGCTATCGTCTTGAGGTTGCTCAGTATTTGCTTGTCCATTTCCACTAAATCCTTGTTCATTTGGTTGAGGTACTTGACCTGTTCCTATATTACCACCACCTGCTCCAGTGGGGTCCATTGGGTTTACTCCTGCTGGAGGTTGCCCTTGTTGTGGCTGACCCTGTTGAGGTTGCCCTTGTTGAGCTGGAGGTCCTTGAAATTGTTTAAGTAACTCAGCTTGTACTATAGCTTCATCCATATTGTTAGTAACTTTTGTAGGGTCTAAATCCATAGCCTTAGCTATCTCTCTTATGATATAGTTAAATTTAGCAAACGGAGCAAGGGCAGGGTTAGATGCAGTTTGTAAAAATTGCATTAGTCTTTGGCTACGGACTTCATTAGCCATTAGGCTTTCAGTACCTCTAGCGTGAACTTCTAAGTCACCTCTTATTTCTGGGTTAAAATTAAATTGCATATTGAATCTAAACATTCCCTCACCTAAAGGTTTAAGTAAGTAATCATCTACATTCTTAATAACAGTTTTAATACTGCCACTTGCTGCGTTCATTAACATTGATATACCTGATGCAGTTCTACCTACACCTGATACTCCAGTTTGTCCATGTGAAAAAGAAGCTAGTCCTGTACTCTCATCAGCTAGTTGTCTAGCTTTATCAAAGAGTTGTAAGTTCTCATTAGATACATTAGGAAACTTAGTACCAAATATAGCTTGACCCGGAGCTCCACCTTGTCTTCTAAATACCTTACCCGGATAGACAGATAAGTCTTGTCCCGGAACTAAGTTAGTTTCATCCACTTCTATAAGTAAGTTACCTGATAGCACAGCATTGTCTACAGCCATTCTCATAAAACCATTCATAAGAGTTTGTGTGTCATCCATGTTCTCAGCTAAACCTACACCAAAGAAAGAATAAGGATTCAATTCAAAGGGTGCTGCCATGTAAGGTATCTTAGCAGGTTTAAAAGGATTTAATACCACTCTAAGTAATTTACCACCAGAACACCATACATTAGCTTGTAATTCTTCATAGTCTTTTAATTCTTTAGGTATATCAATACCTTGATTTTTTAACATATCGGTATCTAGCATACCCCAAAACTCAAGGACTTCAAACCTATCTACGTAACTATCTTGGTTGTAATCTATTAAATCATCTTCCCAATACTTCTTAACATAGTTCTCACCTTCAGATATAACTTCTTCAATAACAGTATCCCTAAAGTAAGGTCTACGTTTTAAAGCACGTAACTCTGAACGTGACAGCTTATGTCGTTCTACTATATACTGAGCTTGGTCAATATTAGTAGAGTCAGGGTCAGGGTAAAAATTCCACACAGACACATGACTAACTTGAGGAACTGTTTTAAATATAGGAGAATACTCACCTTCTTCATCCCAATTAGGATATTCTTTATCGACAGCAAAAGGTCCTTTCATTACTCCTGTACCAAACAATGCCATCTCAAAAGCTGTGCTTCTTAGATGTTTGTTAGCATTAGACTCTTGCAGTTGGTCCATGATTTGTTTTTCCATAGACTTTGCTGCAATAGTTGCAGGACTATATGTTATAGACGTAGGAGTTTGACCAACCCCTTCTTTAAGGTTTTCAATATCGCTAAGCTTTTCTTCCAAAGGACCAAGCATATCTTGCAAAGATTGTGCAGTAGCACCTTTAGGCAACTCCTTGCCATCTCCCATGAAACCATAGGGAGAAACCATATCATCTCCACCATCTTGGTCACGTAGTTCTTTAGGTTCTTTAGGGTCGAAACTAACATCTTTTACTACTCCTTCTGGTAATTCGGTAGGCTCTATACTAATAGGAAACTTATTTCCTGCAAATAATACATCAGCTATTTGCCCATAGGCTGCTAATGTTTTTGTCTTAGTTACCTTAATAAATACTCTTGATTTTTCTGCTTCGGTAAATTGAACATCCGGTCCATATATACCTCTATAGTTTCTGTAAGCACGAACCCATCTTGTTTCGTCTTCATATCTATAGTCCTCTGCTTTTTTAAAAGAAGCCATTACATAGTTAGCAATACCTCTAATCCCACCATCAGTAACATTAGAATCTTCTGAATCCTCTAATGCAATCGCATCATCTTCTATGTTCATTTCTTCTTCAGCCATATTAATATCCAAACGTTGAATCTGCTACAGGCATACTTCTAGTTGGTGTGCCATGTGGGTCGTAATCAAATATACTAAATCTAGGTCGTGACATTATGCCATACCTTAACGCATCATACAAATGGTCTTCTGCACGTGTGTCCACATCTTCCGGATTCTTCTTGTCCAAGGGGATGGAAGGTAACTGTGAGACAGTGTTCGTGCAACTATTAAAGAAAACAATGCGTGGCTCTTCTGTATATTCGTCTACTTGCAAACGTCTATGTATTTCATTCTTACCTGATACACGACTACCTTTACTTCTATCTGAGGGTCTAAATCTACAACCTCTCATAATCATTTGTTCTGCTAGTGATGGTCCTGTGTCTCCACGTTTATGCCATAAGGAACTATCTAATACTCCATATCTCATACCACCATCTGCAGCTTCTAATTCATTTATCATATCTGCCAAATCTGTGGCAAGGACTTTAGAAACGTAGAGTTCTCTGTAAACAATAAGTTGTTCAGATGGTGAGACAGCAAACCATAACACTGCACTATAAGAACCATAACCATAATCACAAGCCCTAAACTTGACCCAATTAGTAGGGATATTGAAAGGCTCAACAACGTGAATATCACGATTAAATTCCGTAAAAGCTGCACCCTCTTTAATATCCCAATCGCCTTCCAGAAGTTGCTTACGCTGTTGTTCTGGTAGTGATAACAACATTGCTTCGTAATCGCCTTCTCTTGAGAGATACGGATTGTCAGATAATCTCGCAGGGATAAACTTTCGTTTAAATAAAGATTGTCCAGCCTTGCTATGTCCTGCCGGATACTTAAGTACCTCGCCTGTCTCAATATCGGTTGCATCAAAAGTCTTTCCATAAGGTGCAGGGTCAATAAACATTTTCTTAACCCATCCATGACCCGGACCTCCCGGGTTAGTCGTTGCTCTCATATAGATTGGCAAATCTGATGCTGCCGTTCTTAATCGTGAACGCATGTAATTCCATGCGAAAGGTTTGTTCCATTGCGTTAACTCGTCAAACCCTATCCAACTAAATGCCAATCCCTGATATCTTAATACGTCATCATCTCTGTCAAGGTAGGACATCCATAACCTAGCACCTGATGGTGCAGTCCATTGCATCTTTCTCTCTGACCACTTTATACCCTTCCAAATCTTAGGGTATATTTCTTGTGACTTCCATACTAACTCTCTTAGTTCTTCTGTTGTATGTCTTAATAATAATCCACTAAACGATGGATGACCCATATATCTTAAAGGGTCTGCAAGCATGGCATAAGATTTACCACCTCCTGCTGAACCACCATATAGCACTTCTCTTTCACCTGCTGCAAGGAAATCCGTCTGAGGTCCTGCATTAGGTTTAAATACTATATTAAGTGAGTCTTCATCGTCTACTCGTTCTACTTCTATCGTGCTAGATTCTTGAACCAGTTCTTTCTTCTTCAATGGCTTTCGCTTTTTCGATTGCTTTCTGGGCGTACTCAGACCATTTTCTGAGAGTTCTAGCTTGGTTCTTACGTTGTTGCTCATGCATTAACCTTTTTCTTAATCCTACGTGAGATATTACTCTACCTGTTTTAGTAGTAACCCAATTAGCAACTTGCCTAAAGGAATACTGTTTTACATATTTTCTAGCCATTTCAATAGCTTCTAACTCAAAGGGTATTGGATTAAGTATGTCAGGGTCTTCTTCGTTCTTCTCGTAACCAAAAGGTATGATGCGTGATATCCGAGGTATCTTAGACCACTCTTTACCTTCTTCGTCTTTTATATCTGTAGGCTGTGGTAGCTTCCATTTACCTAAACTTCTATTCATTAATCTTTTATCTTATACAATCTTTTTATAAGAGGAGTAAGTTTTTTAGGGTTATATCCTAATTCATCTAACTCTTTTCTACCATGTGTTAACGAACCTTTAGCTTTATTAAGTGTATTTAAATTTATAAAACCATCGGCATTAGTACGTTGATTAACTTTAACAGCTTTAGAAAAAGCAAGTAATTGTTTTTCCGATATAGGTTTATTGCTTTCTATTAATTTTAAATACTTTTCTTCATCCTTCATAAACTTTTTAGGTACTTTTTTTGTATTACTTTTTGGTACAACTTTCTTAACTACTTTCTTTGCAACTTTTTTTGCTATAAAACTTCCTATTCCCATTATTCTACTCCTTGTTTTTTGGAGGTAATAGCATTACCCCACCTGATGACTCTACTTGTATCTTCTCTGTCTTAATTAAACCTACTCTGTCTAGTAGTTCCTTGCTTGCTGAGAGCTTGTCACGTACACCAAGCTGGGTAGGGTCATCTAAACCACTTACCATAGCCACAGCAGCCTTAGGAGCGTTCCTACTCATGTATAGATGTGTAGCATCCATTATCTCTTCCTTAAGAGACTTAATTATGTCTGATGTACTAGAAGATTCAGAGTATCCTGCAAGTAACTTAGCCTGTACGATATCTCCATTAGCACCATCAAATAGTACATCTAGAAACTTCTGTTGTCTTTCGGTTAGTGTTCTACTCATATAGGTAGCTCCCTAGTTAACTGCCTATCAACTCTTGCTATTAATCTTTCAGCACGATTGGTAGTTTGTTTAAACCAATTACTATTTTCCATTTCATCTGCCATCACTGCCCAATCTAAATCACCTACTGCGGCAATCATATTCTTAAACTTAGACAGTCTTGGTCTACCTAATTGAAAACACATGTTAGCTAGTACATGTTGTATCTCATCAGGCAG